CCAATAATTTGTGCTACAAATAGAGCGGTGCCAACTAGCGTGCACCTTGCGAGCCATCCCCTACGGGGCTCGCCTTTTCGCCTTGAGGGCGAATGCGATCTAGAGCGTATCATATGGTGTCAAATCATCTAGCAAAACCGCAGGTCAGACGGCATGTCGTAATGCGTAAATCATCTGTATCATTCCAGGTTTGATCGTAGCCAATCTCAGACATTTCTTTGTGCCAATGCCTCAGCCATGCCATTACTACCTGGAAATAGGTCATCTAATTGATCTCCTTCTTGATAATTTAATAAATCTAATATCCATAAATTAAATTGTAATGGTTTAGCTCCTGGAAAGTTTTTTCTCATAGCAATGCGACAGCTAAGCCAATCTCGAACCATGGGCTTGCGAGTACGTACTTTGCGGCCACCATGTAATAAAACAGCTTCCCAAGCATATTGCACAGTAACTGCTAATATTTGATGAAAAGTTTTAGCCCAAATACATATACGTAAATCTGGGTATTTAGCTAATATCCATGATAAATCTGTAGGGTTACACGAAATGGCAAAACCATCTGGATAGTCTTTGTAAAGTTTTTCAATCAAATCTAAATGGCTTTCTTGTTTATCCCATATAGCTGCATCCTCATGCAAATCATTGTATAAACGTTTGCCGTGTTTGTAATATGGTGGATCAGCATAAGCAAACTTCATATAAGTACACCTTGTGCAGCCCTATTGGCAATAACCTCGCAATATTCTATGTTTAGCTCGTAGCCAATAACCTTGCGCCCTAACTGCTTAGCAGCTATAAGTGTGCCACCAATACCAGCAAAGGGATCAATAATTACACCTTCTGGTGCAGCGCCTACAATCATGGCCATTAAACTAGGTGGCTTAGCATGGGGATGTAGCTTCGTTAAATGCAACTCTTTAGATACACGTATAACACTAAAGCCATTACCTATTTGTCCGTATTTGTACACATACAACAATTCATGCTGGTAACGTACTTTACCGCCCATCCCTGCAACGGCTTTATCCCATATTAACTGGTGATCCCAGGTAAAACTAGGGCTGGGCATTTTGCCACTAGCAAACATGGCATAGGGTTTATCGCCCCACAGCTGTAAAGCTTCATCTCTAACCCTGGTATCTAAATCGTTTGCTATTTCCCTACCACCACGGCCATAACCCATTTGGCCTGTGCCATAAGGCGGATCAGTTACCATTACATGGGCCTGTGCAGCCCAGTCGTTGTTTGCTATACAGTCTGCGTTGTAAAGGGTTATAAATTCATCATCATAGTATGGCTTCATTTAGCACTTATTAACTGGCAAGTGTGGCAGCCCACGGTAATAAACTTCCATCCACCACACTTATCACATCTGCATATATCCGAGTCTGGAATATGCAAAGCTTCAACTATATTTTTGATTCCCACGCAACCACAGCTAGTGCATTGGTAGAGTCTAAATCCTTCTGGCAGGTCCTCAGAGTCAAGCCATAAAAACTCAGTATTACGCTTACATCCGTTGCACTTAAACTGCGTGTAATTAGTCACGATTAATCAACTCATGGCATCTAAAGCACGTGCCATCCTTAAATACTCGGTCATCATCACAGACTTCACATTTGATAACAGATTGTTCTAAATGAACCCCATTATCATCCATGACAACGTGAACACCACGGCCATTAATAAACGCTATGTAGCCCATAGTCACTCCTTATCCTTTGGGAAATACCATGCACCTGTACTGGTTTGTTTAGCCCAGATAGCATGTTCTTTGATGTTATCTAAACAGATATAACCATAAAAAGGTTTTTTAGTTGTCTTGCTTAAACCCTTCTTTAATGCCATGCCCTTAGCGCAGCCACACTCAGGCGGTGGATTAGGTGCTTCTGGCACAGCTGTAGTCCAATCACTATCGCCCCATTGCACTGGATCTTCTAACTTGTTTTCTACTGTAAAGGATTCTGTAGGTCTAGCATTTGCAACTCTTTGCATCTCAGTTCTGCTAGGCCTTGCACCTTTTTTCGAATAGATATAGTTAGCCAAAGCACGCCCGATTGCAGAAGATTCTGCCAACTCACAAGCAAACTTATTAAAGCTCGAACTAGTACGGATTTCCGATGCCCAGCCAGTTGCAACTGGAACCGCATCAGCCGTAGTTCTGTATAACCTAGCAATAAACACAAATTCATCTGGACTAGAACCTGGCCTATTAATAAGCTCTGTTTGAATTGATCCATCCGCATTATCTTTCCACCACTTCTCTAATCGTTCTTCTACTGTTTCGTAATCATCTAGGTTAAATGCCATAATTAGTGCTCCCATTCAAAATCTTTATCCTGCATGTATTCATGACAGGTTTTTGATATGGCAATATACGCAAGTGCGTCTTTGTAGTGATCGTCAAGCTCTGGACTTTCCACGCTGCGACTAATTTTGAGCAGTGCCATACAGCCCGCCACTTGATTTGATGTGATCGGGAAATTGAGATACGCAGACCATAGCTTGGCAATTCGATCCATCTGGATTGCTGGGTGGCCGTAATGCATCCCTCTTTCATGTATAAGTGCGACTGCATCTGCAAACAATTTCTCAGTGTTTGTCATAATCAAACACAGCTCTAGATCTGAGTTTCTCGATCTTCTGATTATGCTCAATAGATGCTTTCCATCCAGCTGATCTACCGACCCAGTATCCACGATCAAACGCTCTACTTTGTATTTTCCAATAAGCCAGTACAAGTATTGCTAGACCCATTGCAGCCCAGAAAAATATAAACGCATCCTGTCTAGCTTCTAGCCATATATTCATTTGTAGCCCTACCTTCTATGCACACGCTTTGTGGCATGGAAATAGTGTGGCACCTGTGTATGACTTTGTGGATGATTTAAGGCCTATTTTTTATAACGATTTGGTAACGTTATTTGTAAAGTTTGCCCTCGAATATAAAGCTGCCATCTGCATTAATAGGGATAGTTATAACCTGAACCTTACGCTCATGCACGTAGGCTACAGCAAAGCCTTGTTGCCAGTTAGCATAGCCCCTTGTGTACGCCATGCCAGAACTGCTTAAATCTACTAAATTGCCAACCTCAACACCCCATACAGTGCGCCCTAATTGGCCTCTAGAAGCCTCTGTAAAGGCCGATACCCCTAATCTATGGGTGTGACCACAGACCACGCTCTTACCTAGCCTTCTAGCCCCGTTTAAGGCCGTTTGTCCAGGCACTTGGCTAAGAGGGAAAGCGTCACCATGAACGGCTGTCCAGCCTGGCGCCCAGTCAAGCCCGAAAGGACTGAACTTGATTCCAAGCTTGTCATATCCCATAAAACGCTCATACTGCATTTCGGGTAAGTTAAGGAACGATGGTAGTCGTTTTTTGATTGATCGATAAAGTCTGATTCCATGATTGCTTCCTAGTACATCTGTTACGCCTAAGTATGTTAGGACTTCTTGTGTTTGTTTTCTATCGTCATTTATATTGCCAACCATCTCATCTATTGTGCCAGCATTAAAACCACCTAGCTGTGGTAGATCAATCTCATCACCAATGCATATAGTCCTATGCGGATTCCATTTGGCTAAAAAGCGGCCTACTGACTTGACGGATTTTTCATTAAAAAAAGGGACTTGCAGATCTGATACAAACGCTATGCGCTTAATCGTCTTCCTCGTAATCATCTAGGGGATTTTTTATAGGATCTGTAGTATCAACTATCCAATCAGGATAACTTGTACGATCCATAGCAAAGGCCAAAGCCGTAGATTCATCCATGCCATTCTTACGGCAAGCCTTATATACCTCATTGGCTGCAATAGCCCAGTAATCTAACTTAGTTAAGACAGGCTCTTTAGTAGTCCTGCGCTTACGCACCATCTTCTTTGGTTTGCGTTTAGTAGCCATGTTGAAATTATGACTTACTTATGATAGTAAATAGATCATCAACACGCTGTTCTAATCTAGTTAATTGATCCTTCATACTAGAGCCACCATTAGGGCGTAATTCATTTAGCCAGCCTTTAACTAAAAAACGTAATCCGATTAGTACGCCTGATAGCACGGCCATAACGCCAGCGCCAAAGCCAGCCCATTCCGCTGGACTCATTTCACATCTGCACCGAGGCCGTAAGCCGTATCGGATTTGTCTAGAGCCCTAGCCGCTGGGCCAGCTAATGCTGCAACTACTACAGACAATGCTGGATCTAAACCTAATTCATTACTTGCTAAAAATGTTAAGAAAGATACTAACACCCCACGTGCATAAGATTTTAGTATTGCTTTTTGCTTTTTGGTTATCTTCATATTTTGCCCCCTAGTAGTGGTATATCGAACGGCTTAGAATCTGTATCTCCTGCTTTAGTAAATGAACAATGTATGTGTGACTTATGGGGGTTTATGCCCCTATAGCGCCGCCACTTAAATCCAAACCTTCTTGATGCAATAAAGCCATTATGGATTACGTAAGATATGCGCTTATCGGTTTTAGCACAGATTCTGATCTGGTCAGCCAAATATATCGAGAGCTGCTTGGATGAATCCAAACGACTATCAATATCAATGGCTCGGACGATCCCAGATTTGTCTGGATTATGATCCGATTTGGTGGCGGAATGACGAGCATCACCAATCCACCCATCACTGGTAGTGCGGCGATCTGGATACCAGGTATCAACCTGATCTCTTAACTGCACCCCAGCTGCACATAATTTAGGCTTCATTAGCCAAGTAGCAATTTAACGTCATCAACGCTTAAACCTAAACGATCAAGAATTGCTTGGCGTGCTGCTTCTTTTGCTTCAACTTCGGCTTTTCTTGCCGCTGCATTATCAGCATCTAATTCCATTTGAGCAATTTCCTCAGCTGTTGCATCTCTAACAATTTCTTCGCCAGTTGTGCAATTAAGTTCTTTTATTTGTAGTTTTAATTTATTCATTATTTAACTCCATATAATTTAACTGTGCCTGATGTGAAGTTACCGCTATTTGGAAATAAAGTTAAACTACTGATTGCACCTGTTTGATTATACATACCAAAAATTCTATACATATCAGAATTTGCTGGAGTAGTATTGTTATTCCAAATAACTTGTGTAGATGTGAATTTCCAGGTTGTTGCATTTGTATAATCATAAATGTCGGTAATCATCAACCCGTCACTTGCGCTGTTATTTTGATAAGCAAATAAGTCAATTGATGTGGCATTGAAAGCTTGGCTGTTGTTGGTAGTAGATGTGCCGTCTTTATATCGTGCATTTGTATCACCATTAAATCTTAATCTTAATGGAGTATTTGTTGTAGCAGGTAAATAATTTGTGATTACTAATTGCAAATGGACATAAGTTGATGGAATTGCTGATAATGTAATCGATGATCCTGACATTGTTGTAGTGCTAATTAAAGTCATTCCACCACTTGATACAGTTTGCCATTCTAGGCCAGTTGCGGTAGATGAATTGGCTGCTAATAATTGACCATTAGTACCAACACCTAAGCGAGTATCGGTAGTTGAATAAGTATATAAATCACCTTTAGTAGTTAATGGAGATGATCCGCCAGATTTAACTACCCATGATGAGCCAGAATAAACTTGAATTACATCTGTGTCTTTTAGATAACATGAGTTACCCTCTTGTGGAGAAGTTACAGCTGCATCTCTAGCTGTTGCATTGGCAAACACCCAGATACCTTGCATTAAATAGCCATCTACGTCGGCGGCGGTTAATACCTCGCCTGTAGTAAAATCCTTAAACCCTAAACCAGCTGCCATCTTTACTCCTTAGTAACTTAGGACATTATAGCCCAAAGTACCATAAATGCTATTATTT